GCAGCCGGAGGCCCCGGCGACCGCCCCGGCACCGACCGCAGCCGAGACGAAGAAGGCAGCCGTCAAGGCGAAGGTCCAGTCCATCCTGGACGGCACCGCCCCGGAAATGCAGGACGACGATTTACCCTTCTAACCGATAACCAGGGCCGCGCGTAGTATAAGGAGGATGATCGCCTGGGTGGAGATCTACACGCGAGCAGACGCCGCAGGAGATCCCGGTGCAAGTCCGGGCCGCGACCCTTACAATCGAACACAATGAGCCACGGAAGGAACTACCGAATTGAACGCGACCAGAACATCTGGAAGCTCTCCGACTGCGTCGTGGACGCGGGGACGCCCGTACCGCCCGGACCCTTCTGCCGGGACTGCGCCTACTACATCCCCGGAGCGCTGAACGCCAACTGCCGCCACAACGCGCTCCGCAGCGTCGGCTACTTCCAGACGCCCTGCGCCGATTTCACGACACGCCAAGAAATTGAACAAAACACCAACAAATCAAACACGATGGAAAAGGAAACACCCAAGACGAAGGTCTGCCCCAAGTGTGGACGGGAACTCCCCGCGGAGGCCTTCGGCACACACATCCGCACGAAGGACGGACTCCAGCCCACCTGCAAGGAGTGCCGCCGCGAAGCCCAGCTGGGCCGCAGCCGAGGAGGACGCCCCAGGAAGACACCCAAGCCCCAGGAGGCCGCCGAGCAGAAGCAGCCGGAGCCGGCAACAAAGAAGGCGTGGAAGATCGCCGACGGGCCGTACTTTGAGGACCTGCGAAACTACACCGACATCAACCTCGTCCAGGAACTCCGGCGCCGTGGCTACGACGTGACCTGCAAGAAGACCGTGGAGCTATGAGCAAGAGAGTCATCAAGAACGGCCCGCAGCTGACGGGCGCACAGGCGCTGGACGCCATCATCGAAGTCCTGGAGAGTAGTTTGATACCACTACGCAACGCAAAACTCGGCAGCTACCGTGGCGGGCTGGCATCCTGCTATAAGGACGTCATCCAGCTGGTCTCCACGATCCGCTACGAAAAATTCGACGACCCGAAGACCGAGGACCCCCTGACGGCCCTGGGCGAGAGCAAATCCTTCGCCATATGACACACCAGGAGATCCTAAACGTCCTCGACGTCCTGGAGCGCAAGTATAAGGTAGAAGGCTACCACGGACCGATGGAGCGCGCCTACAACGAAGGCAAACTGGCCGCACTCGCCGACGTCCGCCACTACGCGAAGATGATAGACGACATCAACCGCAACGGAATTGCATAACCCACTAATAAACAATTACTTATGGCAAACAAAACGAAACAAATCCAGCAGCTTATGCCGCAGAAACCCGCACCGGCCCAGCGACCCCTCACGAAGGAGGAGCAGGCCCAGCAGATCGCCCGCTTCTTCACCCAGAAACGCGAGCAGCTTTTCCAGGGCATCCTCTTCAACGTACTCCAGAACGCCACATTGAAGGACGCGGGCGGAAACATCGAACTGAAGCCCGCCGTGGACGCAGCCCTCGCCGCGGCAGACTACGCCATCCAGTGCCTCTACCCGCTCCCGGAGGAGAAGCCCCAGGAGGAGGCCGAGAAATGACCGCGCGCACCTTCAAGAAGATCCTGGCCGCCGTGCTGGTCGCCCTCCTCGCCCTGGCGATCTTCTTCGCCTGCGTGGACGCCACCTCCGTCGCCCGCTGGTGCTTCGCCCTCTTCATCCTGACGGCGGCAGGCACCATCATCGCGGCCATCTTCCGCGACATAGACAAAGGGGAACTCGACACGCCGGAAGAGTGATCTACATCGGAATCGATACTGGCCACGACACGGGACTCGCCGTCTGGGACTCCGGGCGGCGGGTCTTCCGCGCCGTCGCCACGCTACGCATCCATCGCGCCCTGGAGGCCGTGAAGGGCTGGGCCGACGATAACCCCGGCCAGGTCCGGGTCGTCTTCGAGGACGCCCGACAGCGGAAATGGATCCCCGACACGGGAGCCCTCCGCCGCGAGATGGGACGCCGCCAGGGCGCAGGAAGCGTCAAGCGGGACGCCGTGATCTGGCAGGACTTCCTTACCGACAAGGGCATCCCCTACGAGGCAGCGAAGCCCCGCCAGGGACTGACGAAGTGGGACGCGCCGACCTTCGCCCGGATAACCGGCTGGACGGGACGCACCTCCAACCACGCCCGCGACGCAGCCCTCCTCGTCTTCGGACGGTGACACGATGGAACGCCGCGCTATTTACCGAAGGTATGACCAAGTACGAGATCGTGGAAAGGCTCGCCAACGAGCGGCGCGTGGAGGCGATGGTGCAGAACATCGCCCACGCCCCCCTCTCCGACGACCTGAAGGATCTGGCACAAATGGTCTACCTGGTATTACTTGAATACGACGACGAGAAGATCGCCGACCTCTGGGACAACCGGCAGATCGACTTCTTCATCGCCCGCATCATCCTCAACCAGTACCGCACGGGACACTCGCCCTTCCACGACACGATACGCAAGCCGCGCGAACTCTCCAGGAGCCTCGACGGCATCGACCTCCCAGATGACGACTGACAACCACACCACCGAGGAAGGCCTTTTCAGGACCTACAAGGAGATCAAGGCCGACTACGCCTTCGACCCGGACATCTTCTGCCCGGACGACGAGCGCGCCCGGCTGGCGAAGTGGATCATCGACAACCGGCTCTCCGCCGTGGACAAGACTATCTTCCTGCTGTACGCCGACCTCCAGTCCTACCGCAAGCTGGGCCGCCGGATGCGCCTCTCCCACGTCACCGCGGGGAAGGAGGTCCAGCGGATCAAGCGCATCATCCTGGAGGAATACCAGAAACTGCTGAACAAATGAACACCTACGCCGAAATGGCCCTCGTCGCCGCCGCCGTCGTCTACGCCGTGGACGTCTCCGGCTTCACGGAGTCCTGGCGCGACGGCCTCGCCCGGCTCCTCCGCGTCAAGGCACTCCGACCCCTGCCGCCCTTCGACTGCGGCAAGTGCGCCGCCTTCTGGGCCGCCCTCATCGTAGCAATCGTCCGCGGACACTTCGACGCCGGGACCCTGGCCTTCGCCGCCCTGCTCTCCCTGCTCTCACTTCCAGCACGGGAAGCGATGCTATTTATTATCGAGGCCCTCGCGGCCCTATTTGACAGACTGATGGGATGGACTACGAAGCGCTGACCGCACGACTGGAGACGCTGACCCGCGCGGAGCTGGTCGCGCTCAACCGGGCCACGGCCCGCCGCATCGCCTTCCTGGACGCGGACAAGACCGACCTCTGCCGGACCGTCCTCGCCGCCTCCGAGGCCGCCTGCGGCTGCGGGAACAACGAGGACAGCCGGGACGCCGGGACCGTCCTCGTCCGCGCGCTGGCAGCCCACCGCCTCCACGTCCTCGGAGTGAAGGACGAGGAGACCGCCAGGGCGATCGGACGGACGCGGCCCACCGTCGTCTACCTCCGCAAGAGCGTCGACTGGATGCTCAAGCACCCGGAGGCCTACGGACACGAAAACAATTGCTACAAACTACTAAACGACCTGACAAATGACATTTAACGACGAACAATTCGCAGCCCTCGCAAAGTACGAGAGCTACTTCACCGACGCGGTCAACGCGAACTGGTGCCGCTACCCCGGACGCGCGGCCCTGGAGGAGGTCCACAAGATCCTCCACGACGCAACGGGCGACAACCGCCGGCCCAACTTCACCTGCGGCCCCTGCCTGCTGTCGCTTATGAAGGACACGGGCAAAAAGTACTTCAAGGACAAGGCCGAGCGCATCGCCGCCCAGAACGAGACGAAGGCGGTCGAACTGACGGAGAAGAAGGCCCGCACCCGTAAGAAGGTGAAGGTCGAAACGGAGGCGGAATGATGATTGAGACCGCGACGCTGAAGCTCTCCGTCCTGGAGCAGAACACCGGGCAGATCGAGGGCCTGCCGTCCAACCCGCGCGAGTGGACGAAGGACGACGTCGAGCGGCTGGCCCGGTCCATCCAGGAGACGCCGGAACTGCTGGAGGCGCGGCCCCTCATCGCGGCGCGCCACGGCGGCAAGTACATCGTCCTGGGCGGCAACCTCCGGCTGGCGGCCCTGCGGCACCTGAAGCGCAAGGACGCGCCCGTGGCGGTCGTGCCGGACGACACGCCGCTGGATAAGCTGAAGGAGATCGTCGTCAAGGACAACGGCTCCTTCGGTCGCTGGGACTACGACGCCCTGGCAAACGAGTGGAGCGACCTGCCCCTGCCGGAGTGGGGAGTGCCCGCGTGGGACCCGGAAGCAGACGTCGCGGATCTCAACTTATCAACGCAAGGACGCGAGGCCGGGGAAGGCTACGAGGCCTTCGTCGACAAATTCGTGCCGAAACTGACGACCGACGACTGCTACACGCCGCCGGAGGTCTACGACATCGTCCGGGACTTCGTGGACCGCGAGGTCGCACCGCTGAAGGGTCGCACAATCGTCCGGCCCTTCGTCCCTGGCGGAGACTATGAGAACTACAACTACCCGGATGGCTGCGTCGTCCTCGACAACCCGCCCTTCTCTTTGTACTCGAAGATCGTCCGCTTCTACCTGGAGCGCGGCATCGACTTTTTCCTCTTCGGTCCTTCGCTGACCCTTTTCGTCTCCAACGCCGACGCCTGCTTCGTCGTGGCGAACATACCCGTCCGATACGAGAACGGGGCGATCGTCTCCACCGGCTTCGTGACGAATATGGTCCCAGGCGTCAGGATCTGGGTCGAACACTCAATGCGGGACGCCGTCGTGGAACTCCAGAAGGACGACAACGAGCTGGGCGTCTACGAACTGCCCCAGGAGGTCGTAACGTCCGCCAGGCTCGGCAAGATCGCGTCCAGGGGCGCAGACCTCAAACTCGCATCGAAGGACTGCTTCTACGTCCACGACCTCGACGGGATGAAGGACGCGGGCAAAGGATTATATGGGGGGGGGTATCTGCTATCAGCAGCAGCAGCAGCAGCAGCAGCAGCAGCAGAAACAATAAAGGCGATGGAGCAGAAGGAGACCATCAAGGTCCAGCTCTCCGACCGTGAACGGGCCATAGTGGAAGGCCTCGGATAACACACTAAACACCAACAAAAATGGCAAAGGAAGATCTCATACCCTTCGACAAGCGAAGCGAAGAGGAAGCGAAGGAACTCGGCAGGAAGGGCGGCATCGCCTCCGGCCAGGCACGACGCGAGCAGAAGACGATGCGCGAGTGGGCCAGGATCTTCGGCGCCGTCCCCGTCAAGGTCAAGGCCCAGGACGGCACCGACGTCGAAACGACCACACTCGGAAACATCGTCGCGGCCCAGATGCAGAAGGCCACCCGAGGCGACACGAAGGCGGCGAAATTCGTCGCAGACCTCCTGGGCGAGACCGCAGGCGAGACCGGCGGACTCACCCTCGTAGTCAACGCCAGCCCCGACGGCAAGGCCAACATCGAAAAGATCCTCAAAGGATGAACACGACCCGCGTCTTCGACAAGATGAGCGCGGCGTGGGTCCAGGACCCGCGCTACATCTCGTCCTGCGGCGGCACGCGGTCGTCGAAGACGTACAGCGCCCTCCAGCTCTTCATCATCGCCCTGGTCGGCGAGGAAAACCGCGGAGCGGCCCCCACGATCAACAGCGTCGTCTCCGAGTCCGTCCCGCACCTGAAGCGCGGCGCGATCCGGGACTTCACGAAGATAATGAAGGACGAGGGGATCTGGCAGGAGTCCCGCTGGAGCGAGACCGGGAAGGCCTACACCTTCGGCAACGGGTCCCTGCTGGAGTTTTTCTCCGTGGACGACGCGGGCAAGGTCTTCGGATCGGCCCGCGACCGCATCTTCGTCAACGAGGCCCAGCACGTCAAATGGGAGACCTTCCGCCAGCTCGCCGTCCGCACCCGCGGGATGATCGTCTGCGACTACAACCCCACGCACTCCTTCTGGCTGAACGAGCGCATCGAGCCGAAGGACAACTGCGTCACCGTACACTCGACGTACCTGGACAACCAGTACCTCACCCCGGAGCAGGTCCGCGAGATCGAGGACAACCGGCACGACACGAACTGGTGGACGGTCTTCGGCGAGGGGAAAGTCGGCACGCTGGAGGGCCTGGTCTACCCGGACATCGACATCGTCCGCGAGCTGCCGGACACGTCCGGGATGCTGGAGACCTACGGCCTGGACTACGGCTTCACGAACTCCATCACCGCCGTCGTGCATTGTTTCATAGACCGGGGGCGCAAGGCGATCTGGCTGGACGAGGTCCTCTACCGCAAGGGCCTCCTGAACTCCGACATCGCCGAGGCGCTCCGGGCCGCGGGCGTCTCCCGGTCCACGCACATCTACGCGGACGCGGCGGAGCCGAAGAGCAACGAGGAGCTGCGGCGCTACGGCTTCACCGTGGACGCCTGCGACAAGACCAGCACGACGGACCGCCACAACCCGATCACCGCGCAGATCTCCTTCCTCAAGACGTACCGGCTCCACGTCACCCAGCGGTCGCTCAACCTCATCGACGAGGCGCGCGGCTACGTCTGGGACACCAACAAGGACGGCGACCGCCTCAACGTCCCCGTCAAGGTGCGGGACCACCTGATGGACGCCTTCCGCTACGGCTGCTACACGCCCCTCGCCCAGGGCGGCAGCGGCCACTATTCAATCTCCTACGGGCGCAAACACCTCCCACGATGATACACGACTACCGACACCTCCCCCTGGGACTATACCAGGAGATCCTCGCCGTCAACGGCGACACCACCCTCGACGAGCTGGACCGCCAGGCCCGCGTCATCGCCCTGCTGGACGGGCGCGACGTCGACGAGATCCTCCGCCTCCCCCTGGCCGACTACGCCGAGCTGGCCGAGCAGGCCTCCTTCCTCACCCGCGAGGACGAAGGCGACCACCGGCTCGCGGACGCCTACAAGGTCGGCGACTTCAACCTCATCCCGACGAAGGACCTGACGAAGATCACCGCCGGGCAGTACATCGACTTCCAGACGCTCACCCGCGACGGCTACGAGGGCCAGCTGGCGGAGGTCCTCTCCGTCGTCCTCGTCCCGGAGGGGAAGGCCTACGGCGAAGGCTACGACCTCGGCAAGGTCCAGGACGCGATCCGGCGCGACCTCTGCGTCTCCGACGTCCTCTCCATCCTGGCTTTTTTTTTCGTCAAATTGAGGCAATTAACGGCCAATTCCCTAACCTATTCCCGGCGCCTGACGAGGAGGATCAAGGGCAGGGCGAGGACGGAGATCCTGGCGAAGATAGCGCAGGCGGAGACGCTTTTGCAAGGCGCTGGGGCTGGATCGCCGCAATAGACGACGCCTCCGAGACCGCGCGCTGCTCCTGGGACGCGATGCTCGCCAAGAGCGCGGTCGAATTCCTGAACACCCTCTGCTACCGCATCGACAAGGCCGCCAGGGAGCGGCAGGCCCTGGAGAAGTGGAAGAGAACACACTAAACGACGATGGACACCCTCATCAACTTCGACAACCTCCGCAAGGTCCTGGAGGAATTCGCGGAGGACTTCCGCGAGACGTACCGGGCGCAGCTGGTCGAGCACGACCGCGTGACGCAGTACGGCAAGGACCGCCTCATCGACTCCGTGGACGAGAACACCGTGGACACGATGGTCCAGGCGGGAGACCAGGCGTGGACGGTCTCCATCAAGCTCAACGATTACTGGAAGTACATCGAGAGCGGGACGAAGCCGCACTGGCCGCCGCCGTCCGCGATCCTGCGCTGGGTCCAGGTCAAGCCGGTCATCCCACGCCCCGACGCGAAGGGCCGCATCCCCTCGCAGAAGTCGCTGGCCTTCCTTATCGGTCGGAAGATCTCGAAGGAAGGCACCGAGGGCTCGCACGACTTCCAGGACGCCCGGACCGCCACGATCGAGCGCTTCCGCGAGCGGATCGCCGAGGCCGTCGGCCACGACTTCGAGAACTACATCCGCAAGGTCTTCGCCTGACTCATTTACGAGGGCGGGCGCCTGCGATATTTCCCAAAAACAAGACACAAATGGCTACCTATCCAATCTGGAAAGACACCGGCGTCTCCATCCCCAGCGGGAACTTGTACCGTATCTCCGGCGGCCAGGACGAGTTCGGCAACGGGGGCCTCTTCTTCCAGGGCAAGGCCGTCAGCCCGACCGGCTCCGGCAACGTCACGATCTACTGGAACAAGATCTGTGCGGCCCGGATGAAGTACGGCGCCCCGACGCCCTTCTCCACCGGGCTGTCCCAATGCTGCCAGCCGCAGAACTTCGTCATCGCGAAGAGCACCAACGGGAGCAGCTGGACCAACGTCTCCTCCGACACCTTCCTCCCGGACTGGTCCTACAAGACCACGCCCGGAAACATCAAGACGGCCCGCGTCAACGACCACTTCCACCCTATGATGGTCCTCTTCCTGACGTCGTCCTCCCAGGTCTCCGTCAACCTCTTCATCAACCGGGGAAGCGGCAACGTGAACGTGACGTCCGTCTCCATCCCGGCCACCGGCGGGACGGCGGTCTTCAACCTCCAGTCCGCCACGCCGCCCTTCCAGTCCGCGGGAATCTCCACCTACGTCTGGGCCACGCTGCGCGACTGCGCGAAGTACGCCCTCTACTACCGCAACGCCTACGGCGGCTGGGACTCCCTGCTGATCGAGGGCAACGTCACCGAGAGCACGGAGCCGACGCGCTGGTGCCGGAAGATCTACTACGCGGCCAACAACTCCACGCCCCTACCCCGCCAGGACAACAACTACGTCTCCGAGATCCTGCGCCGCTGGTCCTGCGAGACCGGCTGGATGACGGACGACGAGAGCAGCCGGATGTGGCACCTCCTGGAGAGCACCGACGTCTGGATCCACGACTTCGCCAACGACGAGATCCTCCCCGTCGTCCTGGACGGGAGCTACCAGTTCAAGGACTACCGCAACAACGGGCGGAAGATGGTCAAGTACACGATCGACTGCCACCTCGCCACCGAGAAGATAAGGATGTAAGCTATGAAGCGACGGATCAAGCTATACATCGGCGTCCAGCCCTTCGACGTCCAGGCGGACATCGGAGACGAGACCTTCATCCTCTACAACTGGTCCAACGGCGACTTCACGGACCCGGCGCAGATTATGAACAGCTGGAGCAGCCAGGCCACCCTGCCGGGGACGCCCAACAACGACCTCATCTTCGGCCAGATGTACCGAAACGACCGCTCCACGGACCTCTCCATCGATGGCGGCACGAAGCTCTACTTTGACCCGACCGTCCGCACCCCCTTCCGCGTCCTGGACGACCTCGGCCTGCTGCTGGAGGAGGGCTACGTCAAGCTGGACCAGGTCGTCAGCAACGGGGAGCGCCACGAGTACAAGGTCACCTTCTACGGCGGCCTGGGCGCCTTCCTGCAAAACCTCGCCTTCGACCCGCAGGGCAACCGGCGGAGCCTCGCCGGGCTGGCCTACAAGAGCAAGAGCGGGACGCAGCAGACCCTGGACTTCACGATCTCGAAGGAGACCGTCAAGCAGGCCTGGGACTACCTGCAAAACACATACAGCCCATACAACTACCTCCAGAATAACAAGTGGGACTTCATCAACTTCGCACCGGCTTATAACGGCTACCCGAAGGGGTCCTTCTCGCCCGACAAGGCGATCATCCAGCCGGGAGTCTGGGTGGACCAGCAGGCTGTCAACGACGGCTACGACTCGCGCCACGGGCGCATCCTGGTCACATTCTCCGGCCCCAAGACGGAGTGGGAGACGCGGGACCTCCGCAGCTACCTCCAGCGCCCGGTGATCCGACTGATGGCGATCATCCAGGCCTGCGCCGACCCGCTCAACAACGGCGGCTACACCGTGGACCTCGACGAGACCTTCTTCGACCCGGCCCTGGCTGGCAACAAGCTCTACTGCGGTACGTGGGTCACACTGCCGCAGCTGACGCAGCTGGACATCCAGACGGGCGGCACGACCGGGACCTTCCTGATCGCCAACTGCCCGACATACTCCAGCCTGGGGGCCGCGGCGATCCTGCAGGCATCCATCAACACGAAGATCTCACCGCAGTCGCACCCGGCGGGGACGAAGCTCTACCTCCACTGCGAGACCGGCGGCGGGGGCTACTACTACAACTACCAGCGCGTCACCGTCTACGGCAACATCTCCGGCTCCCCGTCCCAGGTGATAGCAACGATGACCGTGGCGACGCTGGCGGGCTACGGGGCGGACCGCGTGGGCTACTTCGACAACAACGGCTTCTTCGTCGGCGACCCGCTGATCGTGACGTGGGGCGTGGACAGCGACTTCAACGGCTACGAGTCCCTGACGGTCCAGGTCCAGGACGTCGCCTCCGTCGTGGACGACGACAATCCTATGATCTCCGCCGTCACGGACTCCTACTGGACCAACCCGGCTAACTATTCGTCGCGCAACAACTTCGTCAACCCGTCGGCAGCTGTCACCAGCGGCACCTACGACACGCGGATCTCGTCGTCGGCCCGGTCCTTCCTGACCGTGGACCACACCCTGCTCCTCAAGACGGAACACACCCCGGCGGACTACCTGCTGTCCTTCTGCAAGATGTTCGGCCTGCGCCTCGTCTACGACTCCCAGCAGAAGAAGGTCACGATCACTACGCGCCCCGGTTATTACTCCGGGCGTGGCGCACCGATCCGCCTGGAGCAGCGGATCAACCGCAGCAAGCCGATCATCAAGACCCCGATCGCCTTCGACTCCCGCTGGTACGCACTCGGCCTCAAGACGCCGGAGGGCGAGTGGGCGAAGTACTACGAGAACGTATACGGGAACACCTATGGACGGAAGCGGGTGGACACGGGCTTCCGCTTCAACTGCGACACGCGGGAGGTCCTGGACACCGTCCTCTTCAAGAGCTTCGTCCAGATCCTCGAAAGCTCGCAGTACTACTGCCGGATGGTCCACTACGGCAACATCGTCCCCGGCGTCTTCCTGGACGCGGGCGCGACGTACCAGCTCTACGATGCTGCTGGCAAGACGGTCCAGCTCCCGATCCCCTACCCCAACGGCGGCGTCTACGACTACGCCAACCCCAGCCACCCGACCTTCGACGTCTTCGACAAGCCGCAGTTCCACAACGCGGACAACGAGTCCTACGACGAGCGCGACACGCTGATCTTCTACGAGAAGATGGTGGACGTGACGGACAAGGGCTACCGGCTGACGGACGACGACTGGAAGATGATGGACCTGAACGGGGACACGCCCTGCTGGAACTTGACGGACGGGACCCTGCTGACGGCGATCCCGAAATTCACAAGGTACGCAGACTGGGACGGCTCGCAATATATGAGGACCCTGGACTACGCGATCCCGACGGACATCCCCGTCCCGGACCTGGCCTTCTCCCCGTATGCAACGATCTACTACACCTACTGGCAGCGATGGATCGAGGACCGGCTGAACGTGGACACCTGCATCCTCCGCTGCTTCGTCAACTTCGACGGCTACCAGGTCAGCCAGGAGCTGCTGCGGAACTACTACTACTTCGACGGCGCGCTCTGGTCGCTCAACAAGATCATCAACTATTCCCTGACGACCTGGGAGGACACGGAGTGCGAATTCATCAAGGTAAACGACCAAAATGGCGTATAATATGGCAGACAAAGAGATAGTAACCATACTCAAGGTCGGCACCGAGGAGGCGGTCTCCAACATCGGCGACCTTCGGAACAACATCAAGGTCCTCAAGGAAAACCTCGAGGGGCTGGAGATCGGCACCGAGGAATACCAGGACACGCTGAAGGAACTGACGGAAAACCAGACGGCCCTGCGGAACGCGATGTACGCCACGACGGCCTCGATGGAGGACGTGGCGAAGGCGGCGAAGGGGACGGGCCAGTCCTACAACGCCCTCGTCGCGCAGATGGCGCAGTACAAGGCGGAGCTGCGGGCGACCGACACGTCCACAGAGGAGGGCCAAAAGCGCTTCAAGGAGCTGGCGTCCTCCATCAAGGACATCAACGAGCAGCTGAAGGACCTGGACGCCCGGCAGGGCAACTACCAGCGCAACGTCGGCGACTACGCCAACCAGATGATCAAGGGCTTCAAGGACCTGGCGAAGGACATCCCGTCCTTTGCGAAAAACCTCCACGGCCCGCTGGACGACGTATCGAAGTCGATGGGGCTGATCGCCACCAACCCGGTCTTCGGCATCGCCACCCTCCTCGTCCCGGTCATCTCGCAGATCACCGCGGGACTGAAGGAGAACAAGACCGCCCTGGACGCCGTCCACAAGATAATGGAGGCCCTCCAGCCGGTCTTCAACGTCCTCCAGAACGCGATCGAGAAGGCGGTCGAGTGGGTCGCGGACCTGATCGGCAAGCTGGCCGACCTGGCGGGCGAGTCCACCGGCACCTTCAAGACGATCGTCACCGGGGCCGTCGGCGTGGGGAACGCCCTGCTCCAGTTCATCCTGACACCGATCCGCACCGTCATCGAGGCCGTGAAGGGCCTGGGCGGCGTCTTCAGCAACGTCGTCAAGGGCAACTTCAAGGACGCGGCGAAGGACGCGAAGGAGGCCCTCTCAGGGATCGGCGACGCCTTCAAGAAGGGCTTTTCCTTCAAGGGCAACTTCGAGGCCGGGCAGAAGGTCGGCGAGGAATTCGCGGCGGGGCTCTCGTCCAAGTCCGGCAAGGCGAAGGCCGCGGGCGCGAAGGTCGGCAAGGATGCAGCCGAGGAGGCGGTCAAGGCCTTCGAGGACGCGCTGAAGAAGGCGTCCGAAGGGATCGACGCGGAGATCGAGATCGCCCTGAAGGTGAACGAGGCGGAACTGCCCGACATCTCCGCCGAGCTGGCCGCGATCAACGCCCAGGCGGACAAGGCCCTGGACCGCACGCTCGCGGACATCGACAAGGCCACCCAGGCGGAACTGACCCGCGCGTCCCAGCTCGCGGAGCTGGCCACGGCTGACGCCGAAGGGCGCATCCAGTCGGCGGGCAAGACCGCCGAGGAGCTGCTGAAGATAGAGCAGGAGCGGGCGGCGAAGGAGTACGAGATCCAGTCCCGCGCCAAGCAGATGAAGCTCGACCTCCTGGAGGAGGCGCGCGTGGCTGCGCTGGACCGGGGCGACATCGACGCGGCCCTGGCCCTGGAGCAGGAGGCGGCGGACCTCGAAGTGGAGATTGAGCAGGACAAGACGGACCGCATCATCCAGCTCCGGCAGCAGGCGTCGGAGTCCGCGCAAAAGTCCTTCAAGGAGCAGATCGCCGTCCTCCAGGCGGCGGCGTCCGCCACGTCGGACATCCTCTCCGCGCTGGCGGATATGTACGAGGCCAACGGGAAGGAGGACACGAAGGCGGCGAAGCGGGCGAAAAACCTCCGCATCGCCGGAGCGACGATCGATATGCTCCAGGGAGCCGTGACGGCATTCGCCACGGCGCAGTCCCTGGGACCCGTCGCCGGTCCGATCGTTGGAGGCATCAACGCCGCCGCGGTGATCGCGGCGGGGACGGCGAACATCGCCAAGATCAAGGCGACCAACGCCGACGGCACCGGCACGGCAGACACGTCCGCCGAGGCTCCCGCAACGACCGCGTCCACGCAGGCCACCGTCCAGGCTCCCGTCCAGGAGTACACGCCGCCGGAGCAGCTGCGGACGATCACCACGTCCAGCGAGGAAGACCGGCTCAATCGGATGGCGGACCCCCAGCGCGTCTACATCGTCCAGAGCGACATAGAGGCCGCAGGGAAGCGCTCCCGCGTCCAGGTGGCCGAGGCTACCTTCTAACCATTCAGGCTTGTCTACGGGGCCGTCAGTTTACGCTGGCGGCCCTTTTTGCTATTTGCGGGAAACGAGAATTCTATGCCTATCGTCACAATCGGCGGCCTGCCCGTCTTCCAGGCCCGCGTCACGGACGAGGAGACGGGGATGCTGCGGATCTCCCTCGTAGAAGACCCCGCCGTCCAGTCCTACTTCCAGGCCTTCGACGCCGCGCGCCGCATCCAGCTCTACGCCGTCAGCAACGAGGAGCGGAGGCTGGTCCTCGGCGTAGTTATGAGGGCCGACTTCCCGATCTACCGCCGGGACGCCTGGGGCGAGTACTACGTCATCTACCACGCGGACGAGATCCGCAGGATGGCGGAGAAGTACCTGCTCGAAGGGCGGCAGAACAACGTGAACTTAATGCACGAAGAGGGGACCGACACCGACGGCGTCCAGATGGTCCAGTACTTCATCAAGGGCAAGGGCGTCAATCCCGACGGCTTCGACGACATCCCCGACGGGTCGCTCTTCGCGGAGTTCCACGTCACGGACGACGTGATCTGGGCGGCGATCAAGGACGGCACCTACAAGGGCTTCTCCCTGGAGGGCTACTTCGACCTCGTCCCGGAGGAGGACGTCGAGGGCGTCCGGCAGATCGTCCGGGACCTGGACGGCAACTTCAGCAACACACCTACAAACGACAACAATATGGCAAAATTGCAGAAAATCCGCGCCGGGCTGGCCCGCCTCCTGGCGCAGCTGGGTAACGTCACCACCGACCGCGGCATCCTCGCCTGGGACGGTGACGAGGACCTGAAGGCGGGAGACCGCGTCTACATCGAAGACCTCGACGGCAACCGCACGGACGCCGCCGACGGGGACTACCGCACCGAGGACGGCAAGGTGATCGTCGTCGTCAACAGCCAGGTCGCGGAGATCCGTGACCCGGAGGCCGAAGTGGCCCCGCAGCCCGAAGAGGCTCCGGCAGCCGAGGAGGAAGCGGCCCGCGTCGAATACGGTCGCGTCGTCACCGAGGACGGCGACCTGCTCTATGAGGGTGAGGACGACCTGGCAGCAGGGACCCCCGTCTTCGTCGAGACCGAGGACGGCGTCGCGCCCGCCCCGGACGGCGAGTACCGCACCGCCGACGGCAAGGTGATCCGCGTCGCTGACGGCGTCGTGGCCGAGATCATCGACCCGGAGGCCGAGGTCGCGCCCGTGGACGATAGGGACGAGCAGATCGAGGCCCTGCGCCGCGAGAACGAGGACCTGCGCGCCCAGCTGGAGCAGCTCCAGCGCACCCCCGCCGCCCAGCCCGCCCGCGAGGTCGTGAAGAACGCCTCCGCCGAGATCCGGCAGACCGGCGTCAAGGGACTGGACCGCCTCGCCGCCCTTATGGCGAAAAACTAACGGCCCGGCCCGATCCGTTATTTCCAAGCAAAACACCAAACACTAAAAAGCTATGGCAGTCACCAATTTCCTGGTCTCCTCCCTGCCCGACTACGTCCAGCAGAATAGGGACCTCATCGTCAAGTCCTTCGCCCTTGCGAACACCGGCACCCGTGCCCGCATCGGCCTCCAGACCGGCATCAAGAAGTCGGCCTACCTGAACTACCTCGACCTGGTGCCCTCCTTCCAGGACGGCTCCAGCTGCGGCTTCAACCCGCTCGACTCGATCACCCTCACCCACAAGGAGATCGAGGTCGCGACCATCAAGGTCGACGGCCAGATCTGCCCGGAGACCCTCCTGGGCAAGTACGGCGAGTGGCTGGTCCGCGTCAACGCGACGCAGAACGACCTGCCCTTCGAGCAGTACATCATCGACACCCTCATCGCCCAGATCAACAAGGGCATCGAAGGCCTCATCTGGCAGGGTGACACCTCCGGCAGCGACCCGATCGACGGCTTCCTGACCCAGTTTGCCGCCGACGGCAACGTCCTCACCGAGACCATCGCAGCCGGCACCACCGCCTACGAAGGCATCCTCCAGGTCTTCCTGGCTATGCCCGAAGAGGCCGTCGAGCGCGGCGGCGTGATCTTCGTCGGACCCGAAGTCTTCCGCTACTTCGTGGCGGGCCTCGTCGCGGCCAACTACTACCACTACGCCGGTCCCGCCGACGCCGCCCCGGAAGAGTTTGTCTTCCCCGGCACCAACGTCCGCGTCATCAAGGCTGCGGGCCTGCTCGGCACCAGCGTCGTGGTCGGCACCTTCGCCGACAACCTCGTCTACGGCACGGACGGCGAGAACGACTCCGAGGCCGTGGATCTCTGGTGGAGCCAGGACGACCGCGTCTTCAAGTACCAGGTCAAGTGGAACAGCGGCGTCGCCTACCACTTCTCCGACCAGATCGTCGTCGGCACCTTCGAGGACACCCCGGCGATCTCCTGCCACCTCTGCGGCGTCCCTGCTGGCGACTAAACCGCACAAGGAAGGAAATCCAAGCAGCGAGGGGTGGGTGACGACACCCGCCCCTCTTTTGATTGAAACCAAAAAACTAAACGAATATGGCTTGCACCCAAACACTCTCCGGCCTCACCCGCGACTGCTTGACCTCCCTGGGCGGCATCATCGAGGTCCTGATCGCCAACGCCGACGACGTCGCCACGATCACCATCGGCTCCAACAAGGTCACCGGGATCACGATGTCCGGCCAGGCGAAGTTCAAGCGCTACGCGCTGCGCCGCGGCAACGGCTCGATGACGTCCAACGTCACCGTCGACTCCCAGAACGGCGTCTACTACGTCGAAAACAACGTCCTGATGCGTTTCGTCAGGATGGACACCGCCAAGCGCGTCGAGTTTATGGCGATCGCCCAGGCGGACACCATCGCCATCGTCCACGACGCCAACGGCCTCTACTGGCTCGTCGGTGACAAGGACTACCCGCTCACCCTCGGCAGCGGCGGCGCCGGCCAGACCGGCGAAGCCTCCAGCGACCGCAACGGCTACGACATCCCCCTCTACAACCAGTCCCCCAACCTGCCCGTCGAGATCAACGTCGGCACCGGGACCGGCCAGGTCAACATCTCCACGATCGTCTCCTAAACGGAGCACGACGCACTCACTTCTCCGGCGTCCTGGGACTTCCGTCCCTGGGCGCCCTTTGTTTTACGGAAAAGGCCGCCGCGATATTTCACGGAAACGGTCCGATATGGTCTATCTCAAGAACACCACCGAGGCGCAGCCGCTGTTCGTCCCGAAGAGCCGGGGCGAGGCGATCGGCGACCTCGTCCTCACGCTCCGCAGCACCGTCGGCCTGGAGTACGTCATCGACGCCGAGGAGGCGATCGACCTGAACACGTCCCAGCTGTACCACCGCATCGCCGTCGTCCTCCCGGAGGACGTGGCCGTGGGCGAGTACGAGTACGAGCTGTCCGACGACGCGGGGACCCTCTCCACGGGCCTCGCCTTCATCGGCGACCTGGACAAGGCCCAGCAGACCGACAACACGATCCAATATGAGCAAACTGAAATTTGAAAAAGCCCCGGAGCAGCCCCGCCGCCTCGTAGCCTTCGCCGCGCTGGACCCCTACGTCGAGCAGCCCGCGATTACCCCGAAGGAGAAGGTCCTGCCGGGCAAAAACCGCGTCGAGTGGGGGACGGGCGACAAGTACCCCGACTACATCAACGGCCTCTACGACACCGTCCCGACGCTGCGCTCCATCATCAACGGGAGCGTGGACTTCGTCGCGGGCGATGAGATCGTCTTCGCCCCGGAGGGCCTGCCCGTGGAGCGGATGAACGGAGCCGGGGACACGCCCCGCGACCACGTCCGCGACCTGGGGCAGGACGCCTTCAAGCTGGGCGGCTTCGCCATCCAGGTGATCCGCGACCGGCTGGGACGCGTGGCCGAGACCTACACCCTGCCGATCGACTACCTCCGCAGCAACAAGGACAACACGGTCTTCTACTACTGCGAGGACTGGTCCAAGCGCAGCAAGGAGGTCGTGGTCTACCCGTCCTTCCGGCGCTTCACCGCCGAGGAGTGGGCCGCGCTGCTCCCCGAAGAGCGCGACCGCCACGCCGCCAGCGTCTTCTACTACAAGTCCGTCCGGCGGAACACCTACCCGCAGCCGCCATTCGTGGCCGCCACGCGCGACTGCGAGATCGAGCGCAACGTGACCGACTTCCACTACGCCAGCCTGGAAAACGGCTTCGTCTCCTCGATCATCGTCAACTTCAACAACGGGATACCCGAAGACGAGATCAAGGAGGAGATAGAAAGGGACTTCAACGAGAAATTCTGCGGCCACCAGAACGGCTCGCGGGCGCTGCTGTCCTGGAATCCCAACAAGGAGAGTGCGACCACCATCGAGACCCCCAAGACGGAGGACTTCGGCGAAAGGTACAAGGCCCTCTCCACGCACGCGCGGCAGCAGGTCTTCGCCAGCTTCCGGGCCGTCCCGGCCCTCTTCGGCATTATGACCGAGAGCACCGGCTTCAACGAGCAGGAGTTCGAGCAGGCCTTCAAGCTCTACAACCGCACCGTCGTCCGTCCCGTCCAGCGCGCTATCTGCGACGCCTTCGACGCGATTTACGGGCGGCGCGACGTCCTGAAGATAACCCCGTTTACGCTCTCCGGCGTGGACACTACCGTAGACTGACGCTATGACCGAGATCCTCCTATCTTCCGAGAAATTCATCAAGTCCGTCACCAACGTATCGGACAACCTGGCGGGCAAGTACATCCTCCCGGCCCTGCGCGAGGCGCAGGAGATCGGCCTGCGCGGGATCGTGGGCGACTGCCTGCTGACCCGCCTGAAGGAGATCGCCCAGGCGAAGGAGTGGGACAACTTCCCGGCCTACAACGCCCTCCTGGAGCGGGCGCAGTACTACCTCGCCTACACGACCATCGTCGAAGTCACCAACAAGGTCTCCTACAAGATCGGGAACTTCGGCGTCGCGAAGAGCGATGACGAGAATTTGAAGGTCGCCAGCCAGGACGAGATCGCCAAGATGCAGTACTACTACACCAGCAAGGCGGACTACTACAAGCTGGATCTCCAGAACTGGCTCCTCGAAAACAAGGCGGCCTTCCCGGAGCTGACCGAGTGCGCCTGCCGGAAGATCCGCGCCAACCTTTACAGCGCGGCCTCCTGCGGGATCTGGCTCGGCGGACCCCGCGGGAAGGAGCTGCCGGATAAAAACTGCTGCAAGCGATGACACTCCTGGAGACCATACGGCTCATCGAGCGGGTCGCGTCGGCGCAGCCGGACGTGAATATGATCGTCAAGAACGACGTCTTCCGGCTGAACGCCGCCAGCGACGCCCGCTACGGCGTCTTCGCCTGGACGCAGGGCCAGCACGAGGGGTCCGTCTACGGCCCCACGCACACCTTCGCCTTCACGCTCTTCTACGTCGACCGGCTGACCGCCAGCCAGGGCAACCAGGAGGAGATCCAGTCCGTCGGCGTGGAGACCCTCGAAAACATCCTCCGCACCCTGGAGGAGCAGGGCGTCGAGGTCGGCACCTGGACGATGCAGACCTTCAACCAGCGCTTCCTGGACGAGTGCGCGGGCGTCTTCTGCAACGTCCGGCTCCAGGTCCCGATCGTGGGCGTCTGCGGCGAGGCCTTCGGCGACTTCAACGACGACTTCAACGACGACTTCCTGATCTTTTAAGCTATGGAACACCACCACGACAAGGCGGCCCTCGTGACCGCGATCTTCTCCTTCGTGATAGGATGGGCGCTAACTATCGCGGGCTTCATCGTACCGCCCACGGGCGAGGTCTCCGGGTCCGTCCTGGCGATCCTGGGCGAGGCGATGGTCTACGCCGCCAGCGTCTTCGGAGTGGGCCTCTATTTCAAAAACCAGATGGCCAAGTTCAGGTACGATACGCGCCGCTACCTGGAGCAAAGGATGGAGGACGAGGCAAATGACGATACTGATTGACAACGGCCACGGCATCAACACGCCGGGCAAGCGGTCCCCGGACGGGCGCTTCCGCGAGTACCTCTGGAATAGGCAGGTCGCGGACGCGCTGCTGGAGGCCCTGCGCGACTACGGGATGGACGCGAGGCTCATCGTCACCGAGACGGACGACATCGCCCTCTCTACGCGGGTGCGGCGCGTGAACAAGGTCTGCTCCGCCGTCGGCGCCGGGAACGTCCTGCTCGTCTCCATCCACGCCAACGCGGCGGGGGACGGATCGCGCTGGATGAGTGCGAAGGGCTGGAGCTGCTACACATCGCCCGGGAAGACCAAGAGCGACACCGTGGCCGAGTACCTCTACGACGCCTTCGAGCGGGCCTTCCCGGATAGGAAGATCCGCAAGGACTGGAGCGACGGGGACCGGGACTGGGAGGCGAACTTCACGCTCCTCAAGAACACGAAGTGCGCGGCGGTCCTGCTGGAAAACTTCTTCTACGACAACGCGGAGGAGTGCGCCTGGCTGCTGAAGGACACCACGAAGGAGCGCATCGTCGCGGCGATCCGCGACGGCCTCCGCAGATACCTCGCCTCGCTATGACTCGCAGCGGGATCGAGCTGGCCGTAATGGCCCTGGCGCTGGCCGCCTTCTTCGCCCTGGGTTTCTTCCTGGGACGTGGCCGCAAAACGGCCCCGGAGACGGTGATAAAGACCGAGACCGACACATTATACCTCCGCGAAACTATCACGGCCTACAAGCCCGTCTACATCGCCAAGACGGTCGTCTCGCGGGACACCTTCCGGGTGGTGGACACCCTGCGGGAGCGCGACACCCTCTACCTCGCCTTGGACCGGGAGAGCGTGGAGTGGCGGGACTCCCTCTGCACGGTCTTCGCATCCGGCGTCCGTCCGTCCGTGGACAGCGTCCGCCACTACGTCACCGAGAAGATCGTGACCAACACGATCACGGTCCCGGTGCGGAAGGTGACGCGCTGGGGCCTGGGCGTCCAGGCGGGCTACGGGATAAGCGACAAGGGGCTGACGCCGTACATCGGCGCGGGGCTGTCCTACAACCTGCTGGCGTGGTGAACGCGGCGGGGATTTTTGTTATTTGACGATAAAGACAAGACTACGATATGAGCGCACTAACCAACCTCATCAACGCGTACATCAAGCGGAACGCCAACCAGGAGATCACCGGCCCGGTCCTGAACGGCGTCCTCCTGGCGCTGGCCGACGCGGCGGAGAACGTCCCCTACATCGGACCCAACGGCAACTGGTACATCTACGACGTGGACACGGGCCAGTACGTCGACTCCGGCTGGACCGGCAGCGGCGTCCCCGGGCCTGCCGGGCCTGAAGGGCCGCAGGGTCCCCAGGGCGAGACGGGTCCCGCGGGGCCTACCGGGCCTACGGGTCCGACGGGGCCTACGGGCCAGACGGGTCCCCAGGGTCCCACCGGGCCGCAAGGCCCCGCTGGCGTCAGCTCCGCGACCGCCACGATAGACAACAACACCGGCACGCCGTCCGTGGACGTGAACGTCGTGAACTCCGTCCTCCAGCTGGCCTTCCACAACCTCAAGGGCAACACGGGATCGACGGGTCCGCAGGGACCGACCGGCCCGACCGGGCCTGCCGGAGTGACCGCTGCCACCGCCTCCGTGGATAACAACAGCGGCACCCCCTCCGTGGGCGTCACCCTCAACAACGGGACCATCGCCTTCGCGTTTCATAACCTGAAGGGCGACACCGGGGCCACCGGCCCCCAGGGACCTACCGGCCCGACGGGTCCTACCGGCCCTGCTGGCGTATCGTCCGCCTCGGCAACCGTGGACGGGCAGACGGGGACGCCGTCCGTCAACGTCACGCTCAACAACGGCGCGATCGCCTTCGCCTTCTCCGGGCTGAAGGGCGAGACGGGCGCCACGGGAGCCACGGGACCCCAGGGGCCTACTGGACCCACGGGGCCTGCGGGCGTCTCCACGGCATCCGCGACGATCGACAACAACTCCGGGACGCCATCGGTCGGCGTGACGATCCAGAACGGGGAGATCGCCTTCGACTTCCACAACCTCAAGGGTGACACGGGAGCGACCGGCGCTACGGGTCCCACCGGCCCCACCGGGCCTGCGGGCGTGACCTCCGCCACCGCCAGCGTGGACGCCAACGTGGGTACGCCCGGCGTCTCCGTGGCGCTGAATAGTGGCGTCCTCGCGTTTACCTTCACCAACCTCAAGGGCGAGACGGGCGCCACGGGTGCTACGGGCCAGACGGGTGCCACGGGCCCTGCGGGCGCTTCCGGGCTGATCCCCGTCGCCACGACGCAGCCGGTCGGCGGGATGCTCCCCAACGTGGCCTACCACCTGGGGACGCTGTCCTCCACGACGACCTTCTCCCTGGACACCACGGGCCTCGACAACACCGTCGATAACGTCTGGTATTGGACCTTCCGCACGGGAGCGACCGCCCCGACGATCAACTGGCCCTCCAGCGGGATCACCGACTGGGACGGCGGCGCTCCGCCTACGATCAACGCCAACAAGTACTACGCGATCTCCGTCGAGGACGGCGTCGCCTTCTATAAGGAGGTCTAACGATGAGCAAGAGCCTACTGCTGATCCGCAGGATGATGATGGCGCCGCCCGCTCCGGCTGGCGGCAACTACGTCCGCGACGGGCTGGTGATGTATCTGGATGGAATAGACAAGGGCAGCAACTCCGCAGGGTGGAGCGACCTCGTTGGGCAGTCGTTTTTCACCTACAACGAGCACTCCACGCCGGGGGCCGACTCGGTCGTGATGGACGGCCTGGGGACAATTTACTCCGACTACGGCGCCGTCGTCAGCTCCCTGACCGGCACGATAGAGATCTGCGCCCAGGTGCTAAACTTCGTGAACGAAACCTACATCTACACGGGCGGCGGGGGAAACAACGTCCTCTCCATCTGGGTACACACGAAGGGCCTCGGCTTCCAGCGCGAAAATAACGCCAATGGATACAATATCCTGAAGTTTGACAACTTCACGACACTCGCCGTCCAGCCCTTCACCGCTTCGCTCCAGTACTCCGTCGGCTACCTGAACGGCGTAGTAAACAACGGGACGCAGGCGGACGGATGGAATAATAACAACATCATCCGTATCGGCGGCTTCAATAACGCTTCCGCGCGCTGCAACGTGAAGATACACTCCATCCGCATCTACAACCGCCAGCTCACGCAGGCGGAGATGCTCGCAAACCAGCGCGAGGACAACACGCGCTTCAACCTCGGACTAACAATCTAACGAAATGACACTATATACCAAGACAATCGAAGGGCGGCAGGTTATAAGCGACTGCCGCAACCTCTTCCTCGACGGGCGCTGGGTCAGCAACCCATCCAAGGAGCAGATCTTCGCCGACGGCTGGGTCGTCTACGTCCCGCCGGTGATCCCCACGCAGCCCCAGACCGAGCCGGACTACGGCGCCGTCCTGGAGGCCGTGAAGAAGATGTTTTCCACCGCGACGGAGGAGCTGACGGACGAGCAGGCGCTGGACGTCGCGGCCCTCTATCCGACCTGGTCCAGCCGCATCGGAGAGCTGGTCGCCGTCGGGGAGCGCTACTGGTACGACGGCAAGCTCTACAAGGTCGTCCAGGCCCACACCGCGCAGGCGGAGTGGACGCCAGCCACGACGCCCGCCCTCTTCGCGGAGGTCAGCATCGAGGAGTGGCCCGCCTGGCGCCAGCCGGTCGGGGCTTCCGACGCCTACAACAAGGACGCGAAGGTAACACATATCGAGCTACACTGGATCTCCGACGTCGACGCAAACGTCTGGGAGCCGGGTGTCTACGGCTGGACGAGGGTGGTATGAGACGCCTGATCCCCCTCATCGTGGCGGTCCTGGCCGCCTGCGTCCAGCTCCTCCCGGAGGAGGGCCTGGCGGCCTTCCTCGGCACCCGGTCCGAAGCCCCGCTGGAGGGGACGGTCTGGCGGTGCGACGATCCCGGAGACTACGACCGCTACGTCTGGATCGCCGACGGCGAGCTGCGGCTCTTCTACGGCGACGAGGACGTGGGCGAGATCCGGCGCTGGTCGTCCTTCTACGCCGCGCCCTACGCCCTGGACGGCGGGACGATCTCCGTGGCGCTGACCTACCCGGCCTACGGGGAGAAGGTCGCCACGCGCAGCGCCTCCGTCGTGAAGGCGGCCTCCGCTTATGAGATAGACGTGGACGGCGACCGCTTCGCCTTCGTCGGGACGGACGCCTCCAGCTTCGCCGAGTGGCTGTGGATCACGATCACGGCGAACATCGCGCCGCCCTGGATGGAATAACGAAAAAATCACTATCTTTGCAAAGTGTTTGAAACCCCTTTGCGTTTCATTGTGTTTCGAGGCTCCGGGCGGCGGTCCGGGGCCTCATTTTTACCGTTTTTGTCTCCGAGTTGTCCGAAATTAGCGGACGACTGACGGGCGAAACTTCCGTAACTAATTGAAACAAAAAGAGCTGCACATCACTGCGCGGCTCTTTGTGCAATTCTAACCTAATCTTACACAAAACAAGCCACCCAGGCGCGCAGGACCGCGTTTTACGACACTACGCGCGGACACACCGTTACAAGGGCGCGCAGTAACCTGCCATCCTTGTCTGCAATTTTTGTCCGAATTTTGTCCGAAATCCGTATATTTGTGGGACACAAACAAACGCAGACAAATGGTCGTAACCTTCAAGCCGATCGTCGTCCAGGGCAACCGCCGCCGGGACGGCACCTGGGCGGTCTACATCCGCCTCACCTTCAAGGGCGTCTCCAGGCGCATCCCCACCAACCTCGCGGCCACCGCCGCCGACCTGACGCGGACGGGCCGGATCAAGTCCGCCGACCTGCTGGAGAAGGCGAACAGCCTCGTCTCCAGGATGCGGGCGGCCCTCCAGGACCTCACCCTCTTCGAGCTGGAGAGCTGGGACGCGGACCGCGTCGTCGGGCGCATCCGGGAGCGCCTCGGCGCGGAGACCTTCCGGCTGGACTTCTTCGCCTGGGCGGACAAATACATCAAGGGCAAGACCCCCAGCACGCGCCGGACCTACGACCAGGCGCTCGGAGCGCTGGAGCGCTACCTGGGACGGCGGGAGCTGGACGTGAACGCGATCACCCGGTCCCTGCTGCTGGGCTTCGTGGACTACGTCAACACCGAGCCGAAGATCCACACCGGCAGGCCCGGCGAGTGGGCGCCGACGGAGCGGGCGAAGATCCCAGGGGCGGCTGCGGCCCGCCACGTCCAGAAGCTCGGCCACATCTTCCGGGCCGCGCGCGACCGATACAACGACGAGGACTCCGGGGCGATCCTGATCCAGCGCTCGCCCTTCGACACGCTGCGGCTGCCGGTGCCGGTCTCCACGGGCGGCCAGCGGTCCATCGGCGCGGAGGCGATGCAGCGGGTGATCCTCGCCAGGCCGGAGGATCGGAAGGACCAGATCGCCCTCGCCGCCTTCGTCGTCAGCTTCTGCACGATGGGGGCCAACCTGGCGGATTTGTGGGCCGCCGCTCCTCCGTCCGGGGACGTCTGGACCTACAACCGGCAGAAAACGCGAGAAAGGCGCGCAGACGGGGCGCAAATGCGCGTGACGATAAAAGACCCGGCGCTTCCGTTCATCGCGCTCCTGCGCGACGCTACACGGCAAAACGGGGCACTCTGGCTGCCGGGCCTCCGGGAGCTGGCCAGCACGAAGGACATCTGCACGACGAAGGTCAACGCGCGGCTGCGCGCGTGGGCGGATCGGGAGGGTCTGCCGGGCTTCACCTTCTACGCTGCGCGGCACACCTGGGCGACGCTGGCGAGGCGGGCGGGCGTGGAGAAGGCGACCGTGGACGAGTGCCTGGGCCACGTCGGAGACTTCGCCCTGACGGACATCTACGCGGAGCGATCCTGGGAGCTGCTGGACGCGGCAAACGACAAGGTCCTGGCGCTCTTCGACTGGCCGACCCCTTAACGGCGCGGGGCGGTCCGCTATCTATCTACGACAAATACCAACAAATTCGACCAGAGGTTTTCATTTCTCATCTTCACGGCTCCGCAGGGATGCGGGGCCGTTTCTCGTCTACGACGGGACGACGCGGCCCTCGTCCTGGGCGAGGAAGATGAGGTCCACCAGGGCGATGATCCAGGCCGGATCGGGGTCCGCCGGTTTTACGATTTCCGGCTGGTCGCTATTTATGGATGAGCAAGAGTCTTTTTTCATCGGTTGACAGCTTCGCCGGGAGGCGCGGCAGGAATAAGGTTTAAGGTTAAATGATAAATTGATTTGTTTGTGCCGACGGGTCGCAGGGATGCGGCCCGTCTTCATTTAACCTTCTTCAGGATCGCGGCGGACATCTTCTCCAGCTCTCCCTTTGACGTGGACGCCTGGCCCGCCAGGCCGGAATAGTCCAGGTACAAGACCTTCACGCCGAGCTGCTTGTCTACGAGCAGCGTACAAGACTGGCCCGGCCAGCGCTCGGCCTCGGTGACGCTTCCCGGATCTCCGTTTTCAATAAGAGCCACCAGGTCCGCGAGGGTCTGGACGGCGGAGTCCGCATCCTTCCCCAGGAAGAAGGACGGCTCATTGTCGAAGCGATTGGTGGACGGAAGGGTGAAATAGATCCCCTCGTCGGAGGCGACGACCCTCACGGTGCCGGATCGGAGGACCGCGATGGTCTTCGGGGCGGAGGCTGACGCCTTCACCTTCAGCTGGGCGGCTGCGCTGACGCAGACCAGGGCCGCCAGGGCGGCGATGACAAACTTTTTCATACTGCGCTATTTTTTCGATAGAATACTGACAATATCCAGGAGCTTCCCGTTTTGCTCGATGACGGATTCCGTCACCTTCCGCTGGGCTGCGATCTCCTCCAGGAAGGCCTGCTGCCCGGCGGCCACATTATTCCCAGATCCTTTTATCGCCGTTGAATTTGCACCCGTGGCGGCTACGCTGTCCCCGTAGAATTCAGCGATAGAGATCCCGGTCTCGTCGGAGATCCTCTCCAGGAGGCCGGTCTTCACGTCGTCGATCCCCAGGGCGGCGGATAGGGTCTGCTGCGACAGCCCAAGCGCTTCGGCGATTTTTACCTGGGAAAACCCGTACCTCTTCAAAATTTCTTTGATTGTTGAGCCTTTCATATCATTGTGTCTTTTATTGAAACCAAAATTTTTTGATAAAAAATCCAAAAACCCTTGTTTATCCAAAAATTTTTGTATCTTTGCATTGTCAAACAAACACACAAACAAAGATAACAAATAAATCAACAACACAATGGAACACGCAATTACAAACCAGGAAAGACTCGAAACCCTCGCGCAGCTCCGCGAGCAGGTCGTCAAGGAAATGAACTACTGCACCAGGCAGATCGAGGCCCCGGTCCTCATCAAGTGCAACTGCATCGTCGCAACCGCCGACGCCGACTACCAGGTGACCGTAAACGACGAGACCCACAAGGCGGAGGTCCTGCACGGGAATTACTCCAACCCCTGCCACTTCACGGAGCGCCTGGCGAACAAGATCGCCAGCGAGATCCACGCCTCCAACGGCCACGGCCCGCTGACCTTCATCGTCTGGGGATGGAAATCTTTTTACAAGGCCCGCCGGGACAACCTCCAGCAGCATCTCGCTATGTACGACGAACTGATCCAGAAATTCAGCAACTAATATGTATAAGTCCATCCGCTACCACGTCCGAAACCTCACCCCCGGCAGGTCCTTCCAGGTCAACGCCGGGGAGGTGAAGGGCAGCCTCCTGCGGAACTACGCCAGCGTCGCTTCGGCGGACTTCCCTGGACGCAAGTACACGGTCCACTTCGACCGCACCGCCAACACCTACACCGTAACCCGCACCCAATAATGGACTACCTCAAGACCGTCATCGACAACGCCGCCGCGATGGGCGCGGCCTCCGTCCTGGAGACGCTCGGACTCACCTCCGGGGAGATCTCCCAGCGGCGCGCCCGCGACACATACGGGAAGTGGTTTTTAGACGCCACGGCCCGCGGACGGCTCCGGCCCTGCCGCGTCGAGGACGGACGCACCGGGACGCGCTGGTATCGGGTCGTGGACATCCTCGCCCTCAAGACCCGCGACGCCGCCCGTGCGGAACTCAACGAAAGAACACTCAAACACAACGCACAATGAAACACAACGCACTACGCACCGCCGCCCAGGCGATCCTGACGATCGTCGCCGGCATCGCCTTCTGCTTCCTCTTCGCGGAAGGATCAACACCCGCCGCGCAGCTGGCCGTCTGGGCCTGCTCCGGCCTCACCCTCTACCTGGCCTACAAGGGCCTGGACAAACTCGGAACATTCAACTCTTAAACCTTTAACACAATGAAACAGTACAAACATCTCAACGAAGACCAGCGCGACGCGCTCATCATCGGCTTCAACCTCCTCCTGGATCTCACCGGCGCGGCCAACGAAATCAACCCCGACCTGTTGATAGCCAACATCTCACCCAAAAAAAATCACCTCTACTTCCACGTCGAACTGGACGACTACGGCAAGGACTTCTTCTTCATCTACGACATCCTCAACAAGGACCCGCAGGACGTCCAGGCCGAGGCCGACGCGATCCGCGCAAAGATGGACGAATTCATCGCCGGTTATCTCGCGGGCAAGGAGGAGCGCAAGGCGAAGAAGATCGCCGAACTGGAGGAAGCCCTGGCAATACTGAAGAAGGAGGACTGACGATGGCAGAAGCGAAAAAGCCGGTCTTTGCGACCCTCAACGCGATCAACTGCAACGGCCACACCGAGAAGAAGAACGGCCTCACATACCTCTCCTGGGCCTGGGCCTGGGCCGAGGTCAAGAAGGCCTACCCCGGCGCATCGTACACCATCTACGAGAACGCCGCCGGGCTGAACTACCACACCGACGGACGGACCTGCTGGGTCAAGACCGGCGTCACCATCGAAGGCCTGGAGCTGGTCGAATACCTCCCCGTGATGGACAACAGAAACAACTCCATCCCCCTGGAGCGCGTGACCTCGTTTGACGTCAACAAGGCGATCCAGCGGAGCCTGACGAAGGCCTGCGCCCGCCACGGCCTCGGCCTCTACATCTACGCCGGGGAGGATCTCCCGGAGGCCGAGCAGGCCGCCCAGGAGAAGCCCGCCGACACCGGCTACTTCCCCGTGGACGAGGACACCTACTGGCAGATCGTCGCGGCCTTCGCGGCTGGCAAGAAGTCCAAGTCCGGGCGGCCCTACGACGTCGTCTGGAAGGAGAAGACGGGCGCAGGCCCGGAGCAGCTGGCGAAGTTCTACAACGACGTGGACAACTACCGCGGAGCAAGTACTAACACTCAAAAATAACACACAATGGACGCGAAACAAATCAAGCAAGCCACCGACGACCTGGCGATGATGACCTGGCTCCTCGAGCAGGACTACGTCAACAACGAGGGCGAAGTCACCGAAGAAACGGAACGCCAGGAGCGGCAGATCGCCGCCCTGAAGGACCTCCTCACCACGGAGGGCATCGACAGCCTGGGCCACTGGCTCAAGGCCAAAGAAGACGAGATCAAGACGCTCAAGGCGGAGAAGGACTACATCGACCGCCAGATCAAGGCGCACTCCAACACGATCGACTACATCAAGCACACCGCCAACGCGATCCTGCGGGCGGCGGGCGTCGAAGCCGTCAAGGGCGCCCTCGGCTACAAGTTCACCCGGACGGTCTCATCGAAGACGTCCGTGGTCTCCGAGGCCCTGGACGAGGAATACCTGGACAAGGTGACGGAGGCGGCCCGCCAGGCCGGACTCCCGGACTGCGTGGACGTGGCGCTGAAGACCACGACGACCCGGCTCCTGGAGGCTGGCGAGGACTACGAACGCTTCGTCGCCCGGACCCTGGACGACACCTGCAAATTCACGAAACCGAGAGCAGCGAAGGAGGCCTGACGATGTACGCGAAGATCATCTACTACCTCCGTGCGATAGCCGCCGAGCTGGAGGCCAACGCGAACAAGTACACGGGCGAGGACGTGATCCAGGAGGCGCAGGGTCTCCTGGACCTCGCCGACCCGGAGCCGCAGGAGGACGCACCCAGACGGACCCGCCGCGTCACCATCTACCACAACTGGAAGGAGGGCGAGGTCATCGTGGCCGACGGCCTGAAGGCGAAGGGCCTCTCCGCCGAGCAGATTGCCAGCGAACTCTACCGCATTATGGGCGTCCGGGTCACTCCCGGAGCCGTGGCCCGCAGACTCTCCAAGTCCCGCGCAAAATGACACGCCGCAGTTACACCGTGATCCCCGACTGGATGCTGGACCTCGGTCTGGACATCTGGGAGACCGTCATCCTGGCAGTTATCTTCGGTTTCTGCCAGGACGGCGAGTCGTCCTTCACGGGGTCCTGGTCGTACCTCCAGCGGAAGGCCTGCTGCTCCCGGCGCAAGGTCAAGAACGCCCTCGATCACCTCGTCGAACTCGGCTACATCCGCAAGAAGGACGTCTACACCGACGGCGTCCACTTCTGCCAGTACCGCTTCGTCTGGGGTGGTGCATCTGGTGCACGGGTAGTGCACGATGTGCACGGGGGTGGTGCACCGGGTGCACATAATAACCTAAAGAAAGACAAAGATAAATCTTTGTTAATAGACGATGATGCGCGCACGCGCGAGGGGGAAGTATTTGATTTTGGGAAGGCGGTCGTGGCGCTGGGCGTGCCGGAAGGCGTGGTCGCGGACTGGATGCAGATCCGGGCGGCGAAGCGCGCAGACAACTCCCGCACCGCCTTCGACGGCCTGGTCCGCGAAATCGAAAAAAGTGGCGCGACCGCCGAGGACTGCGTCCGCTTCTCCGTGGAGAACGGCTGGCGCGGCTTCAAGGCCCGCTGGCTCCAGGAGGAGCTGGCGAAGGAGTCCGCACCCCGGACGGAGGCGCAGCGCCCCGTCTACCAGCCCCAGCGCCGCCAGGAGTCCCTGGTCGAACATTGGGCGCGCGTGGACCGTGAAATAGAAGAAATCCTACCCGGATATGGAAAACAACGTACAGACAACCAATAGCGCGGCGGCACTCGTGCCGATCGCGGCGACCCCGGTCGAAATGAGGCTGGACCCGGTCCGCTTCCCGCGCTTGAACTCCATCCACCGCGAGGATGCGATCCGGCTTATGACCGAGATCGTACGCGCGGCCTGCATCTACCGCGGCTCGAAGGCCGAGGCCTCCGACGTCGTAGCCACCGCCGCCGCTCTGGTGGACGAGCTGAACGCCGACACCGCCTACGGGCTGAAATTCATCTCCTTCGCCGAGATCCGCCGGGCCGTCCGCCGGGCCGTCCTGGAGACGGAGATGTACGGCGTGAACGTCGCCAGCCTCTACCGCGCCATCGTGGCCTACGCGAAGGGCGAGGGGACCCAGGCCACCATCGCCGCCCAGACGCAGCGCTCCGGCAGGCCCTCGTCCCCGCAGATCGCCCTGGACGCCGCAGCCTCCGAACTCCTCAAAAACCACCTCGTCAAATGATGACACGAAGACAGCAGGACACCATCCACGCGGCCAGGGTCCGCATCAACGAGGCGACCCGCGACCTGCGCCCAGGAGTCCGCAACAAGATCCTCAACAACGTCGACCGCATCGTCGTCACGGCGAGAAAGGCCGCCAAATGCAAGTAACCACTTATAAATCAATTAATTAACATTATGGAACTCAACAAAAAAGTAATCATCCGCGCCAATGGTGCCGGGGTCTTCTTTGGGACGATCGTCCGCAAGGAAGGAAACGAAGTCGAACTCAACAACTGCCGCCGCCTCTGGTATTGGGATGGCGCCTGCTCGATCTCCGAGCTGGCAGTCAACGGGACCAGCGCTCCGTCGAATTGTAAATTTTCCGTAACGGTCCCGGAGATGACCATCCTGGACGTGATCGAAATCATCCCTTGCTCGGAGAAGGCCGTCAACTCCATCGAGTCCGTGAAGGTATGGAAGAGATCGTAAGACGGTTTTTATCGGTCGACAATTGCTCCGGCTACGGCTACGGCTACGGCTCCGGCTCCGGCTCCGGCTCCGGCTCCGGCTACGGCTCCGGCTCCGGCTACGGCTACGGCGACGGCTCCGGCGACGGCTCCGGCGACGGCTACGGCTACGGCTCCGGCTCCGGCTCCGGCTCCGGCTACGGCTCCGGCTCCGGCTACGGCTACGGCGACGGCTCCGGCGACGGCGTGAAAACCCTAAATAACCGCCCCGTTTACTACGTCGACAATGTGCCGACCTTCATCGATTTTGTCAAGGGTGATTATGCCGCCGGGCAGATCATCGACCTGGGAGACTTCACCACGACTCCGACCTACATCGCAAAGGTCCACGGCTATTTCGCCCACGGGGAGACCCTGAAGGAAGCCGTGGCAGCCGCCGAGTCGAAATGGATGGAAGACCGGCCCCTGGAGGAGCGCATCGACGCCTTCGTCCAGGCGCACCCGCACGAGGACGTACCATACGGCGACCTCTTCGTCTGGCACCACACACTCACCGGCTCCTGCGAGCAGGGACGGCGCGAGTGGTGCCGCCATCACGGACTACACCCGGACGACGAGATCACCGTCCGGCAATTCATAACCCTCACCGCGTCGGCCTACGGAGGCGACGCGATCCGGGAACTCGCAAAGCACTACAACATCAAAATCACCGAATAAAATGAGCATCTTCAAGATTGAAGGCACCGTCCACCACCTCGGCGAGATAGAGACCACCACGGCCCGCAGCGGCCAGGTCTACCGCCGCCAGCAGATCGTCCTGGAAGAGAGCGACGGCAACTACACCAACCACGTCCAGCTGCGCGCCTTCGGCGGCGCCGTGGACGAGACGGAGGACCTTCGCGTCGGCGAGAACGTCTCCGCCACCTTCGCCATCCAGGCCCGCGAATACAACGGGAGATGGTACAACGACCTGAACATCATCCACGTCCGCAGGACCGCACCCGTGGCGCAGCCGGAGGCCCCGGCGACCGCCCCGGCACCGACCGCAGCCGAGACGAAGAAGGCAGCCGTCAAGGCGAAGGTCCAGTCCATCCTGGACGGCACCGCCCCGGAAATGCAGGACGACGATTTACCATTCTAACCGATAACCA